GCTAAAAGGAATTAAATTAGCTAAAGAAAAAACTCGGTGGGGAAGAATTAAATATGGTATGAAGAAATATTACTGGAAGAATATTCGACCAGAAAGAATTTTAGAAAAGCTTGACGGATATAAAGAATTCGGCGAATGGTGGAAAACTTTCTATGAACCAATCAACAAAGCAACAAATCAAGAAGTAACCGAATATCATCAAAAAGAAGAAGAACTAGTCAAGGTATTTAAAGATTTAAAAATCAATACAAAAAAACTCTTCACTACTAAAAGAGAAAAGATAAATGAAAGAATAGGAAAAGCTGGCGGATTAACCCCAATTGAAAAAATAGGAGTATACCTTGGATCGCTGGATGAAGACAAAACAAGATATTTAATATTAAAAAAGAATTTTACAGAGCAAGATATTCGAGATGTAGTAGATGCTCTTACTCCCAAAGAAAAAGCATTAGGAGACTGGCTTTTGTCTAAATACAACGACCCCAAGGAATGGGAAGAAATAAACAAGGTCCATGTAGAATTGTTTGGATTTGACATGGGGCGAGTTAAAAATTATTCGAGAATATTTACAAAGGCTTTGCCGGGAGAGATAGATCAAGATTTAGCAAATGAAATGCTTGAAAGATATAGATTAAGACGAGCCTTTGTAGAAAGAGGATTCACATATGAAAGAACTAAAACGGCCCTAAAAGATATTTCTTTGGATGCGATAGGAGATTATATAAAACATATTCAGCAGGTTGCTCACTTTAAGGCATTTGCCCCAATTATCAGAGACTATAACAGATTATTACTAGACTCGGACTTTAGAGAGAAAATGATTGAATTAATAGGAGAAGAACCATATGTAGAATTAGTCAACTATATAAAAGATATTGCTTCAAAGAAACAAGGAAGAAATTGGACCAGTACAGAGAAGTTTTTGTTGAAGCGACGAGCCAAGGCAGCTCCGGCCATGATAGGATTTAATATTTTAAGCTGGACAAGGCAGCCAGTTTCTGTATTAACGGCTATGGCCGAAGGGCCAGTTCATACACAATATATTATTAAAGGAATGGAGCAATTTTCAGTTAATCCTAAAAAAATTACAAAATTTGTAGAAGAACGATCACCACAAGTAAAATACAGATTTGTAGAAAGAGTTATTCGAGAAATGGAAGAAATAAAATCGGTCAGGCAAATAGTAGAAGGGAAAAGGTCGTTCAGTGAAAAGACAGTTAGTGGGGTAAGGCTGACCGATAAGGCAACCGTAGTAGCAATTTGGAAAGGAATGTACGATATGGTAAAAATGGACAAAGTCAAAGGAATTGCTCCAACCGAAGAAAGTGCTATTCGATACGCAGATTATATAATTAGAAAAACACAGCCAATGGGATACACAAAAGATTTGCCGGCATATTTTAGAGGAGGGCCAACAGAAAAACTATTTACAATGTTTATGAATATGGCAAATCAATCAGTGAATTATCAAACTCATGATATCATAGGAAAAGTAAAGGCTGGACAAAGAGGATTGGCTAGTGCGGCATGGGCCACAATATTTTCAGTAATTATTACCGCACTTATTCTGGGAATGATTGAAAGAGGAAGATTGCCAAGAGACTGGAAGGAATTGGCTAGAGATTTGGCAGCATATCCATTGGGCGGATGGTTTATTGTAGGTGGAATATTAAGAGCTGGACTTAGCGGATATACCGAATATGGAGTAGCTCCATTAGAATTTTTGAATTCGGCAACTAGAGCACTCGGGAATCTGCAAAAAGGAAAATGGGAAAAAACACTATATGCGATTGGGCAAACTACAGCGATGTGGAGCGGAATCCCGTGGAACCAACCATATAGAACAATTAGAGGAGCGCTCGACTGGATAAAGGGAGAAACCACCGATTTAAGACGTTTAATATGGAGTGAGTGGACGTTAAAAGAAAAGGATAAATCCACAAAGAGCAAAGGATTTATTCTCAAAGTAAAACGTCCATCTCTTCAAAAAAGGTCGACCATAATTAAAAAACGTAGAATAAAGCTTAAAAAATAACATGTCAGTAGAAACTTTTATATGGATCTTAACCGCTATGGTTGGATATGGTATTATAAGATACACTTTAGAAAAAGACGATTATAGCTTATGAAAAACAATAACAAAATAAGACCACAATGTGCTAAAACATTTGGCGAGCTGTTAGAGTTCAAAAAAAACATCGAAGAAGACATCGATGAAATAAAAGAAACTCTAACAAACCATATTCCTTCAGAGCTTAAAGAAATAAAAGAGAAATTAAGCAATAGGCCATCTTGGTCGGTGCTTAAAATTATCACTCTTTTGTCGTCTTTGGTAATGTTTTTATTGGGCCTAATAGCAAGCAAATTCTTATGAAAAAAATTATAAAAAATCCCGGCTTAGTCATACATAAACGGGATTACAGGGACATTACTTTCGGAGACGCTTTGAGAAGGGTAGATTTGCCTAAGGCATATATAACAAAGAAACTACTACCGGATTACCAAAATGGCGTTCCGAAGTGCTTCCCGGCTAACGCTAGAGTATTAACAGAAGATTTTTCATTTAAGGAAATCTCTAAAATAAGAAAAGGAGAGTATGTATATACTCATGCAGGAAGATCAAAAAAAGTCACAGAAACGTTTAAAAGGAAATGGCAAGGATATATTTATAAAATCAGAGTTGCGGGAATATATAAAGAACTTGAATTAACAGCTGAACATCCAGTTCTGGTTTTAAGAAATGGAAAAACAAAATGGATTGAGGCAAAGGATATTATAAAAGAGACTGATAAAATTGCTATTTTAGCTCCCTTAATAACAAAGGATAAAACTATTTGGTCGTTTGAAAAAGATAAAGAATTTTTATGGCTTTTAGGATTATATTTAGCAGAAGGATATTTTGGAAAAAGAAAAAGAGGAAAAAGAATTATTTTTGGGTTAAATTGGAAAGAACAGGAAATAGCAGAAAAAATTAAAAAAATTATTAAAAGACTATTTGATTATGATGTTCAAATAAGAAAAGAAAAAAATCACTCGTTAGTAGTAGAGGTTAATAATACCCAAATTGCCGAGATCTTTAAAGAATTAGGAAATGAAAAGTGTCAAACAAAAAAAATAGATAAAAGATTGTTATTTCTTGATCCTCAACTACAATTAGAAATCATAAAAGGTTGGTTTGATGGAGATGGTCATTATCGAAAAGATAAAGATGGAGACAAGTTAGTAGGAATTACGACATCGCGGGATTTAGCATGGCAGATTTATCTGATAGCCATGAGAAATAAAATCAATATTAATCTCAGTAAAAGAAAAAAGAGAGATAACCGCAAAGACGTATATGTTCTTACTGTTAATAATAATGAAATTTTAAAAATTTACTCTAACCTAAATATTCAAAGAAAAGAATTTAAACGAAAGACTTGGAATAATGATTATCTTTTTAGCCAAATAATTTCTGTAAAGAAAGAAATTTATCGTGGCGGACACGTATATAATTTAGAAGTTAAGGACGATAATAGTTATTTAGTTAACTCTATTGTTGTTCATAATTGTGTGGCAGAAGCCTATTCGTATCTGGCCAGAAAGCAAGACTTTAAAGAAACGGGCAAGGACTTTGCTCTATCAGCCGATGCTTTATATTCTTGGATTAAAAATTTTGTCGACAAAAATCGAGAATATGGCACTTCTTTGTTGAGCGGAGCAAAGGCCATTTGTAGCTTTGGAATACCGACAGAAGATGTCTATCCAGACGATGAAGAAAGATGGAAAGATAGAGATGATTATTTTGATCCGATACACTTTACTCAAGAAGTTATTAGAAGCGCGTCAATTTTTAAAAAGAAAACTTATATCAGGGCAAGCGGATACGGATGGGGTATGGTAAACCCAGAAGAAACAAAACAAATGATATTTCAAAGAGAAGCAGTAGTCATAGGATTGAGATTTGACAATAATTGGTTTGCAGGAAGGAAATATCCTAAACCGCCGACAAGGCCAAAATATTATCATGCAGTATGTTTAGACAGCTGGAAGTATATCAATAATAATTTATTTTTTAGGGTAGTTAATTCTTTTGAGTCGGACCCTAAAAAAAGATTAGAAGAAAATGGGAGAGCATTTGGCTGGCTAAGGTGGGATTGGTGGCGACCGCATATCGTGGGAGCTTATACCACAATAGATCAACCGAATGTTTACCCAAAAACAAAAATGATAAGAACAATTCGGGCAAAAGGAGATATTAAAGTTTATGCAGTAATCAACGGACATAGGTATTGGATAAGGCAACCAAAAATGTTTGAAGACTTTAAAGAAGAAAAAATTATAGGAGACTGGAATGATGTGCAAGTGCTAAGCAAAGAAGAAGTAGAAAAATATCCATTGGAAAAAATAAGCTTTAAAGATTTTCTAACAAATTATTTAGATAAATAAAGGTCGATTAATAACCAATTAAAAGGATCTGCCCAAATGCCGGGTAGATAAAGTTAAAATTATGGAAATTGGAAGCGAATCACCAAAATATAAATTAGATACAATTGATTGGATCAAGATAGGGAAAGGATTATTGGTAGCGGTAATTGGTGCTATTATCACCTATCTAACTGATTTAATCCCCAGCATTGATTGGGGTATGTGGACGCCATTTGTAGTAAGTGGTTTTTCGGTTTTAGTCAATATTGTTAGAAAGTGGTTAACTGATTATTCTAAATAAGTAATTAGAAATTATAGTATAGTATTCGTACTACTGCTTATAAGAAATAAGCAAGGAAATTTTGATATTTTAGTAAAATGCCACAAGGAAAGAAAGTGATTAATATAGGAATAGTATACTAGTAATATACCAGTAGCATAGAAGTAGACTACCTTTAATTTTAAAACAAAAAAGAAAGAAAAAAATAGTTTTGCGACGAGATCATGCTTCTTAATTATAAATTATTTATAATTTATAATTAAGAATATACATACTGTATATAACGTACTATACGTTATACTACACAAGATAGAAGAAAAAGAAAAGAAAGAAATATATAAAGAAAGAAAAGAAAAAGAAAAAAAATAAAAAGAGGCGCGAAAAATTAAATTTTGAGTTACCAACAGGTGAGGGACTTGACAAAATTTTAAAAGGCGTTATTGTAAAGTTGAAATTAAAAGTTAACTTTAAAAAACTTGAACACTTTTAAAAAAATTTTTATGAGAAAACAAAAACCTCAATATTTGGCCTGTATTTGGTGCGGGAAAGACATTCCTAAAAATAAACCATTTGCAAAATATTGTTCTAAAAAATGTAAAAAGGAAGCATTAGGCCAAAGAAGTTCAAAAAGAATTCAAAGGTCGAAAGATAAAATAGGTTCAGGTTTATAGTAAACAATTATGAACAACTTAACCAAAATCGGATGGCAAAACTTTTTTAAGGAGGTAGAATATAAAAAGGGCCCGGACAGGGAAACAGGATGGCACATTATTTTAGGAATATTAATTTTAATCATAATCGCATTGGCAGCGACGCCAAGATGAGTTATCAACAGTTTGGACTTGACAAATTTTTTGAGTGCGTTACTATTAAAGTAGGATTAAAAGGCTGTGGAAAACTAAATAAAGACATCCGCCGTCGGAAGCTCGGTACATACAGTTCTCTAACGAGGGCGGCGGATGCACCGAGCTTTCGGCTTTTATAAAGGTCGAGGTGGAATAATAAAAATAAATAAACAAAACTATGATTAAAAAACTTTTAAATCAATATACGAAATTAAGCATCGAAATAGAAGACGAAAAGAAAAGACTGGGAATTAAAGCAAAGGAAAGAGAATTAGAAAAGGTCACTGATAAAATCAAAGAAATAGCTAGACAACTTGATGAAAGAGAAATAAATAAAGCAAAGAATGATTTTCACTATCTGCGAGTAGATCGGCCATATAAAAAAGAATATAACTGGGAAGTCATCCAGCGATACGCCACCGAAGAAGAAAAAGAAATCATAGAAAAGAAGGCATTAAAGACAGAAATAATATTTAACAAGTTTAATCAATTGGTAGAAGAAGGCTTGGTCTCAAGAGAATTGAGAACCAAACGAGGAGCGTTTAAGGAAAAAGCCTTGACTCCTCGAGTCGTAATTGTACCAATTAAAGAGAAATGACAAAAAAATCCCAAAACAAAACAAAGGCTTTGACTAAAAGAAAAAAGGAAAAAGAATTGATTTGGGCCGGTGCACAAACTTTATTGGGAAAACCAGCAAATCAGAAAGAGATAAGAGAAAGAGCATTAATTATGAAAACCGCCGAGATCTTAGAGGTAGTTCCGCTGGGAGTAAATATTTTGGGGAGTATGCCATATATCAACAATATTGGACTAAGAGAATTACTAGAACAATTTGAAAAGGAAAAAAAGATAAAAACAAGAATTGAATTTAGATGGGCACAAAGATCTTTGACAGACACAGACAAGGCAGTTTGTGAGGCAAGAATAGTTGATACAACAAAAATAGATAAGGCAGATAGAATTTTAGTAGATTGGATCACCGGCGAAGCATCACCAGCAACAATCAAAATGGGCACTCTGAAAGGCTATCAAAATCATTTAGCTCAAATCAGAGCAGAGAATAGGGCAATCAGACACTTGCTTGGAAGATACGCAATTAAGAAAATAGTTAGAAATATCGCCAAAAAGAGAACCAAGGATGATCCGGAAATAATAGAAAAAGCAGCAAATGTTATGGCAACATCAGCAGAAGAAATTAGCAAGGAAAAAGTAGAAAAAACAAAACCACATCCCGTCATAGAAACAAGAAAGGTAGATCCAGTAATGATTGCTGCCAACTATATCAAGGGAGTAAAATCAGAAAAGATGCTAAAAGCGTGCGAGAAGAACATCAAGCAGAATGATGAATTTACTGAAGAAAATAAAGTATACTTACTTAATTTAATTGAAAGACAAAGAAAGAAATATGCCGACACAAAATAAACAACTTGATTTTGAGATAAAGCTTCCGCAAGGATACTTGTCTTATTCGCAACTTAGAACTTATCTTTACGATCCAAGAGAGTACTACGAAATATACTATTTAGGGAAAGACATAATGGAAGAACTAAAAAGGACAAATATCCGGCGATGGGAGAAAATAAAACTAGGCAGCATTTTTCAAGACGCGTGGTATAATCCGATGATTAACTGGCGAAAGATTTTAAAAAAAGAAGGATTTACTCCAGACAAAGAAAGAATCATAGAAACCGCCCTAAAGGATCCGCAAATAATTAAAATGCCAATGAAGAATTGTGAACAAAAGTACACGACAGATATTTATGGAATCAGGATACTGATTAAACCAGATGGATTTGATAAAGGAAAAAGGCTCTTGATAGAAAATAAATTCGGAGCTACAAGAACTCAAGATTATGTAGACAATGATTTGCAGTTAAGTTTTTATAGCTTGGCAATTAAAAAAATATTCAATTTTATTCCAAAGATAATCCTGCAATCCATCAACGATAAAAACGGTAGAGTGAAATTGATCGAAACAAAAAGAGACAAATCAGACCTAGATTTTGTTGCCGAACAAATCGTGAACGTAGCCAGAGGAATAAGCCGGGGCGAATGGCAAAAAGAAGAAGAACATTAAAATTGAGTTTTGACGGGACCATCCAGAGGCGGGTTATCCTCTGGAGGTCCGGCTAAAATTTAATTTTAAAACTCATGAAAGAAAGGTTGTCTCAAAACATTCCAGATCATTTAAGACAAAGAAATTATCAGACAAGATATGGAAAATGGCATTGGGAAAATCTACCGAAGGATTGCTACATGATGGATCTGGATAGCATGGAGATAAGAAAAGACAGAGGGATAGTGGCCTTGATAGAGTTTAGAGAAACTTCTACTATGTTGAATGAATGGCAATGTGAGATAATAAGAGAAATTAGTGAGAAATTAAAAGTTCCGGCCTATTTTGTAAGAAGTTCAAATTTTAAAACATTTTTAGTAACATCATTAAATTTTAAAAACGAGGAAGGTTTGTATATTACAAAAAGTTTTAGCGAGGAAGAGTATAAAAAATTTTTAAAGAAACTATAAAACCATGGCAAGAATAAGAACAATTAATACAGACGAATTATTCTTTGATGATGAAATGACAAGCAATTACTCGGCGGCAGAGATCTTGGTTTATATTAGATTGTGGTGCATAGCAGAAGATTGGGGTGGATTTGATTGGGATCCGAACAGCATAAAACTTAAAATGGGAGGGATTAAAATAACCACGGCACAAATAAAAAACTTTTTAGACAAAATGGTTGCCATGAAAAAAATAATTCTCTACAAAAAAAATGGAAAAACAATTGGTTGGCTGAAAAACTTTTTAAAGCATCAGAGAATTACAAATCCTTCTTCGCCACAATTACCATTACCAGAATGGATTAAGTTCAAAAAGAAAAAATATCCCAATGGAAAAAGTTATGCCGAATACGAAATCATTGAAAGTAAACTACCAGTAGACTACTACTATCTTAATAACGGTACAAACAATAAAAAAGAAAAGAATAATAATAGCAAACCCAACAATACAACACCATTTTTTGCTCCTATTAAAGATTACTTTATAGAGGCTTATAGGAAAAAGTTTAATTCGGATCCGGCAATTTCCTTCGGAGCAGAGGGCAGGCTAATAAACAATAAAAGAGGTCTCTTCACCGGAGTTAAAGAAGCTTATAAATTAATAGACGATTTTCTTGTAAGTGCGAAAGCAGAAGAATGCGGTTATACGCTTTCAGTTTGCTTTTCGGCCCATACAATAAATCTTTGGAAAGCGGGCAAGCTAAGAAGAAAATCGTTCGAAATAAAATGACAAAGGTTTTATATTATAAAGAAGAAAGATACCCGCTTACTGACGAAGAAGCCAAAGAGTTGAGCGATTATCTTTCAGAGGCTAAACGAGATGACCACTTTACTTTTAAGGGTCAAAGTTTAATAGTAAGGCATGCTGAAATCAGAGACGGGGCAGAAAAAAAAGAAAGAAGATTTTATAGTTTGAATAACCCCGAAGACAAAAAAATCATCAAAGAGTTTGAACAGGAACTTTTAGATGCCAGAGATTGGGAGTTAGACCGAGAACTTGAATACTATGGCGAGCCGATTAAAACAATTAAAGCTGTTGGTAAAGCACCAGAAAAAGAATTGCCCGATGGTTTTGTTAGAAATCCCATTCTCGGTTTGTGCCACTGGTCAAAGGTCCAGTATTGCTTGAAAAATTGCATAATTTCTCGCAAAGACGGAAAATGGTTTATCGCCGATGCCAATAACTACACGGACTGGTTAGAAAAAAACAACGCCTTACACGATTTAAAGCTCCGCAGAGAATTCGCTGAAAATAAAAACAAAGAAGAAACAGATGAATTTCTAAAATCTCTTGAACCGGCAAAGGTCGCAAAACCAATACCAGAAGTAGAAATAGAAATTCCCGATGATAACCCATTAAAGTGGATGTGATATGAGCAAGAGAATTAGACCAATTTTTTACGGACACGTTAAAAATGGAAAGCTGGAAATCTATGATAAGCAAAAATTTAGAATGTGGTTGAGAGAACTGAATGAGAAAGAAGTTGAAATAAGAGTAAATAAATATAAAGACAAAAGAACAAATAGTCAAAATAGGTATTATTGGGGAGTGGTGTTAGAAATTTTATCAGATTATACTGGCCATGAACCAGAAGAACTACATGAAGTTTTAAAAGAAATAATGCTCCCCAAAAAAGAAGTTAAGTTTAAATTAAGTGACGGAAAGGAAGTCATACGGAAAATCTCAATCAGCACTGCCGAATTATCTACCGGAGCATTCGAAACATATCTGCAAAAGATTAGAGAATGGGCCCAGAAAAGATTAAATTGTTTTATTCCTCTTCCTAACGAGTTTGAACCAGAGCCAATAACTTATTATTAAAACAAAAAAATGAAACAATACAACATAGTTTCAGGATGGAATAGAGGTGGAACTTCTTGCCTTATGGCTCTTTTAAGGGAAGCCGGTGTTCCAATCGTAGGATTTAAATATCCGTTTGAATTTGAAACAGTCGAGATAGAAGATGGGAAAATTAAGGGTCAGAAAAAAATAGATACTGGGCTGTATTTGCCATATAAAAAAGAAACAAAAAATATAAATCCAAGTGGATTTTGGGAAATTCCCTCGATCTGCCTAGGAGAAGGATTGCAAGAGAGACACGGGGAAATCGGGGAAAATGGAGATTTAATAAAAGTTCCATTGGGAGTTTTGCCCTCTTCTAATCCCGATTTGGTAAACAAGGTAATAATTATTTTGAGAGATCCTTTAAAAGTAATTAAGAGTCAATTAAAGACAAATAAGCCAAAAAATGAAGAAGAATGGATCCGGGTTGCAAGTATTGGACTTATTTATAATTTATTGGTATCATTAAAATGGATTGGAAAAAATAAAAAGGAAGGATGGCTTTTATACTATGAAGATTTATTAAAAGACCCCGAGCAAGAATTATTGGATATAGGTGCTTTTTTGGGAAGGCCAGTATATCTGCCGGCTACGAAAATAATTAATAAAGAACTTGATAGATCAGAAAAAATTAGGGCGAAATATAAAGAAACCAAGCAATTAGTAAAATTTTACAAGGAAAAAGATTTTAATTGGACTCATTATAATTTAGAAAAAATGAAGAAAGAAATAGATAAAATTAAGAAACAATACTTATGAAAGGAGAAAAATTGTACAAAATCTTTCACTTTATTTTAGATTTAATTGGATTGCTTTTTATAGTAACTTTGATTGTTCTTTTTATCTGGCTAATGATGGAAAAAATATGGTCAGTATGAGGCGGTGGCGAAAAGGTAGCCGACCTACTTTTTAAAAAGTAGAGCCAAAATAATTTGGAGTATCGGGTTCGACTCCCGATCCGCCTCTTGTAAACATATGAGCATATTCCAAGAAAGTAAAATAATTGGCAAACTATCAAACATAAGCGGTTTATTAAAAGAACAAAACCAGATTTTAAGGCACAATACTCGTTGGACTTTCTGGGCGATGATATTTACTTTTCTTTCAGTTTTAATTGCGATTTTAATGGCTTATTTAGCTCTTAAACAGGTTAATGAAATTAGAATTGAAGGAGCGGGGACAGCCCCCGAGCAGGAGGTTGCCCACCTTAAAGCTTCGCCTGTAGTCTTACCTCTATATGAGGACTTAGACAGGGATACAACAACTTTACATAGGGCTAACCCGCTCCAAATTGTTCAACTCGCTTATAAAATAATAGAGTGCGAAAGCAACTGGCGACCTAATGTATATGGGGATGGAGGCAAAGCATACGGATTGGCTCAATTCCATAAACCTACTTGGAACTGGCTCTGTGGACTTTATGGCGTAGATTTGGATTACTATAATTCGCAAGACCAAATAACGCTTCTAATAATGGCTTTAGAAGATGGTCGGGGATATTTGTGGACTTGTTATAATAAATTAACCAACTAAACTAAAAACAATAATTAACTAATTAATAATTAACTAATAGAAATATGAGAAAAATAAAGGAATTCGTCAAACTCTATACAGAATATCGTAAACGAGGATATCCAAATTCTGTCCCCAAGTTTTTGGAATGGGTAGAAAATTTAGGAAATAAAATTTATGCGTGGAAGACTATTGGTGGTTATGTTTATAAACTTCAAAGACAAAACAATGAGAAGTATTGTTGGGTTGGATTAGAAAATGCAGAACAGATATGGGGTGGTAAAGAATATAATAGTATTATAGAAGCATTACACGACCACGTCGGTTCTGGTATTAGTCGTTTAAAAGAGTTTGATAATTATGACCAGTTTATTGAGTGGGCTAAATCTGGTAGGGAACAAAGAGAATTGAAATTTAGAGCTTGGGACAAGAAAAACAAAATGTGGTGTGGTGAACATTTAGCCATTACGATTGATGGCAAAAAAATGTATTGGTCGGATAGTGGTGAGGAAGTTAACAAAGAAAAATTGGATATAGTTTTAATGGCTTATACTGGTCTTCAAGACAAAAACGGAAAAGAAATCTACGAAGGAGATATAGTGGAAGATCCAAAACTTGGAAAAGCAGAAATTAGATTTTTGAATGCCAGTTTTGTCGTTTGGGCTAAAGGAACACAACATTGGGTATTGGGACAGAAACGAGCATTTAATTCTAAAGTAATCGGCAATATCTATGAAAACCCCGAACTCCTTACCAATCAATCTAAAAAAACTTATGAAAAAAGAAAAGAAAAAAAGTAAATACTTTACTAAAAAATTTAAAACTGCTTATAGGGAGATAGAAAAAATACCCCAGTTGTCTTGGCTTCAGAAAAAAGCCCTTCAACATCAGTTAATACATAATTGCAAATTTAGATATAATTTTTATAAATCTTTTAAAAACCTATGACCAAAAACCAAATAAATAAACTTTTAATCCTTCTACTAATTATATTTTGTCCTCATATTTGGATAATACTTCTTTATTATCGTAAAAAAAGTCAATTTTGGAAAACTATAAATAATCTATGACCAAAACCCAACTAAACTAAAAACAATTATGAAGAAAGAGAATTGGCAAAAACAACTTAAAGAAGAGTTTGGAATTCATTTTAAAGATAGCCCCGATGAATTAAAATTCTTAGAGGCGTTTATTGAGGATTTATTGAATAAGCAAAGAGAAGGAATTAAAGAAGCGATTTTAGATAGAATAGATAAAGATTATAAGGGACGAGACATAACTATTTATGAGTTAGCGAATTGGATAGATAAAAATCTATAACCCAACCAACCTAAAAACAATTATGAAGAAAGAAAAGAAAAAGTTCAAATTATGGAGTGAATTACATCCAGAAGTTGAACCCAAAATTAAAAGAGCGTTATTTTGGTTTAATCTACGGAGACATCCAGTTGTTTTTATTAAAAGTATAGTATGGGGATTGTTCCACCTCACCAAAAAAGATTAAGAGATAATAACAAAAACAGGAATTAGTTTACTAAAAGCTGGTAAAATGTGCATAAACCAGAAAAGGTGAAAAGGGCAGGTGTTTGTAGGTTAAAGGTTAAACTATTAACCACCGAAACCAAAAAACCCTTGATTCAGACTGACGAGTCTGTTATATCAGAAAATCAAACACCACCAGCTTTTAGTAAATAAATTCTTGTAAGCAATTTCTTGCCAAACAAGATTAAAAGCTAATAATTAACTAATAAAACAATTATGAAGAAAGAAAAAGAAAAACATGGTTCTTTGATAAGTGGAGTCAAGTCCGAGTCAAAGTCAAAAAGTTATGTCAAGTGAAAAACATCCTACCACTGTAGGTGGAGAAACAATTAGAATAGATATTCCAAAAATTCCATTAGCGGATTTGCCAAGCAGTGTTATTAAGCTATGCTCTTATGCTGATATTCAGCATTTAGAGGGCAAACTAAAAACTTGGGCAGATAGTGCTTTCACAGATGACATTCAAAGAAAAGCGGTAAAAGATATTCTACAAGATATAGCGAGAGATTTCTGGCAATGGTTAGATTTTTCTACCGATGGGACAATCTATAAAAAGGTCCGCTATTTATTAATTGAAAAAGCAAGAAGTTGAGTAATTAAGACGGTGGCGAAGTTCTTGACTCCACTTATTAAAGAATTAAAGAACCTATGACTAATCAAAAGAAAAAAGAAAATAAAATAATCTGTAAAACTTGCTTTTGGAAGTGGACAGACGCTTATTATAAAGAAGATTATTGTGGACTTATAGAAAATGAATATGGCGGAAATATAGAGGCAACTGAAACAGAATGTAAATTCTATTTGAAAAAAGGAACAGAGCCAAAATGGCCATGTGCTATTTGTGGAAAAAATACTTATGGTCGATCTGCAGTTGGTGAAGGTGAAAAATGGTATTGTAGTAGTTGTCATTGGAAAAAAGAAAGAGAAAAAGCTGAAAAAGAACGTGCCATTAAAATTAAGAAACTTAATGAGTTGGTAGGCAAAAAGAAAGCGAAAGATATTATAAAGCTATTTAATTTATAATTATATGAATTTAGAAGATTATAAAAAAGAATTGGTGAGAAGCTGGAAATTTAGATTTTGGTACTATACCTATGGTTGGCTATGGGGCTGGGGTAAATGGAAAAAGAAATATAAGTTAAAAAAACTAACTAAGAAATAAAACAATTATGGTTAAATTTTATCAAGCTCGCAAGAAAATAGAACTTAAATGCATCAGATGTAAAAAAAACTATTTAGGCCACGTTCGGACTAGAAAATATTGTTTTGATTGTAGAATGGAGATTAAAAGAGAAAGAGCAAGAAATAAAAAATATGGGATTAAAAAACACAAGACAAAAAGGGAGAAAGTTAGTTAAAATAATTTTAGGCATTTTGAGACGAGAATTAGATGGATCAAGCTACGAGGTTGTAGGTTCTGGTATGGGAAAAGATAAGGGCGATATACGAGTGCCAAGATTGGATTTAGTAATTGAAGTTAAGAACCAACAAACAATAAGAATGGCTGAATGGGTCAAGCAAGCAGAAAAAGAGGGCCTAGGATATAGCGAGGCAGTAGTAATGTGGAGACACCCCGAAAGCCCACAGGAAAGACCAGATATCCGGGTAGATATGAGCCTTGATTATTTTATAGAATTGGCTCAAAGATTTGCCGAGCCGATCACAAAAGAACCAAGCAGGGAATTAAAATATAAACTTGAAAGGCTTAAAAACGATTGCCATCAAGTAATTAAATTAATTAAATAATAAATATGCCAAAGAGAAAAAAAATCACCCCAGAAGAAATGTTAAAAATGGTAGAGAGGAGCCTAAAAAACCACATGCAAGAAGTAAATGAAAAAATTAGCCAGATTCAGCAGAAAGAATCAATTCCAATAAAAAAACCAAGGAATCCTTCAATAAATAATTCATTCATTCATTGCGAGTTTATCAGGCCCGCTCAATTCAGGGAAGATGAAGTAGAAAGATTTAAAAAAGAGTTAGAAGAATTAATGAAGCGATATGAGATCAATTATCTTCGAGCCATGATTTTAGCAGTTATCCACAGAAAAGACCTTGACAAATAAATTAAAATCAGTATATACTTAGTAATAGAAGAACAACTTTGAGGTAAATTTGCTCAGCTAAAAGTTGAAGTATTAATTTCACACACCAAAAAGAAATGCATTTTTTTCTATTAAAAATGAATAAAGTTTTATTTTAAAAGCTTCACCTAAGAAAGCAGGGTGGAGTTTTTAAATTCAAAATAATAGGAAATTGAAAGCAGAATCACAACTAAAAATAGAATACGTTGACTTGGAACAACTTAGACCGAACGAGTATAACCCGAAGTCAATGACAGAAAAAGCAGAAAAAGATTTGACAAATTCTATCAAAAAGTTCGGCGTTGTAGATCCGCTAATCGTAAACAAGGCAAAGGGAAGAAAGGGAGTTATTATAGGCGGACATCAAAGATATAAAATTTATAAAAAATTAAATTTTAAAAAAGTTCCGATTATTTGGATAAACATCTCTGATCTTGAAAAAGAAAGAGAGCTATGTTTGCGTTTATCAAAAAATATAGGAGAATGGGATTATGAATTGCTGGCAAACTTTGACGAGGATATGCTGTTAGATGTCGGGTTCGAGGCAGAGGAATTAGATACTATTTTTGGGTTAGAAATAGATGATAGTTTTGATGTAGAGAAAGAAGTTGAAAAAGTATTAAAAGATAAAAAAAGAAGATGTAAAGAAGGAGATTTGTGGCAATTAGGAGATCATAAATTAATTGTAGGAGACGCAACAGATAGAAAGGCTTGGGAGAAACTATTAGGAGAAGAAAGGTTTGATTTTATGTTTACGGATCCGCCTTATAAGATCGCTTACACACAAAGAGCACGCAAAGTAACCACAAAGGACGGGAAATCAAAACTAAAAAAAGACAAAGTATATGAGAGCGTAGGAAAAACAGACTCAAAAGGAAGATTTAAAGGATATGTAAAAACCAAAAAAGGATTTGGCTATAGGAGTCAAAGAACTTATTTAGGTGTAGAAAAAAGAGGAGGTGTTCCAGAATATGATGAATGGTTATCAATAGCAAACGATTTTCAAAATCCGGTAGGAGCAAATGTAATGATTTTCGAAAACTGGCGAAACACGAGGGAATTATGGGATGCAATAGAGAAATACTGGAAGGTAAAGAATATGATAATTTGGCATTTGCCAAATCGTCATCAAGGTTTTAGTCGTCCTTATTTCTTCTTTAATAAAAAGGTTATGATATTGCACCTTTAGCAGGCGAAGGAATTTTAAATGAAGAATACGAACAAGAATTAGATGATTATTTAAAAGAGAAAGGACAGAAATTATTAGACACCTATGAAGTTACGCTTTATGGTCAGAAAGAAGATAGTAATTGGTTTGGATATAATACTCCTGAAGAGAAACAAAAGAAAGGATATTACAAAAGAGTAAAAGGAACGCCATGGGCTAAAATATCAGATCATATAACTTGGACAGCTCAAACAGAAAAATCAAGCGGACAAAACGTAATTTTTGGAACAAAGCCAATTCAAATTTTAGTTCCCTATATTAAAATACTAAGTCCAAGATATGGAATAGTAATGGAACCATTTGCCGGCTCCGGCTCAACTATAATTGCTTCTGAAGTAATGCATAGAAAATGTCGGGCAATAGAATTAGAACCATTGTATGCAGAAGTAATATTAAGTCGTTGGGAGAAGTTTGTAAACAAGAAAGCTAAAAAACTAACAAATAAGGGAAAATAGGGAAAAAACGACGCAACCAGTGGACCCGTGTGAGCTTTTGTAAGAAGGGCTAAGGGTTTGGATCACGATTAAGCATTATAAAACAAAGGAAGAACAAGACAAACCTAAAAAGAAAAACCACTTTTATATAAGTGGTCTAAAGATAAAGTTCTTTGATTAAACTTCTTATTACTTCCGCCTATTGCTTCCAGTTAGAGCCGAAGCCCTACAATAAGCGGAAGAGTAAAAAGTTTAGTTGTTTATATAAATTCTTTTAAGGTATTGGTTCAGAGACTTAATCTTTCTTATTTTGGCATCAGGACGATATTTATCCTTGTAGTATTTGGCGCCCTTAAAGGTTTTGAAGTATATCTGCCCTTTTCGGCAAAATCCTTGCGGTGTAGTAATAGAGTCTGTAATCACATAAATAGGATGTTTCAACATTTTAATTGTTAAGGCACTGGAAGAAACCTCTGATTAATTTCCTCTATTGCTCCAACCAATTAGCTACTGATAACTGATTGGAGCTAAAAAGAAACTATTGTATGTTTTTCTCCATTTTTCTTGGAACTTGAAGCCAAGTTTCGCATTCTGGACATATCCAACACTCAATTTCTTCACCCACTTCACATTTTCGCTCCCAGCCATCGTGAAAATCATACTCATAACATACCAAATTAGTTTGCCACTGAAGAATTGAAGTTTGTTTTTTGCCACAACTTGGACAAATAAAATAGTTTTTGGTGAATTTTTTAATTCTTTTTCTTTTCATTTTTTCAAAGAGCCAGCCAGTAGCTCTGGCAAGATTAATTTTTAATTCCCTTTGTCCTACCTCCTATAGTTGCGGCTATAAGAGGTAGAGAAAAGAAACTAAACAATTGAAATTCTGGACTGGAGCTTTGCATTTCTTTTAAAAAATTCTTTTTCTACTTTATCATACCATTTTTGAACATTTTTGGGGGCTTTTTCGGGAAAAACATTTTGAATTATACTCCATAATGCTTCGGTTGATAATTTTTTGGGGCTTGTTAGTTTCATATTTTTAATGAGCAATCCGCAACTTGCTTGATTATAAAGAGACGACTCTTAACCGTCAGGTATTAAGAGCCGTCTCAAAAATCTTAATAAAAATCCTGACGATTAAAATAAACTTTTATATTTTCAAACTTCTATATTATTAATGATAACATACTAAAAATAAAAAGTCAAGTGTGGACAAAAAAAATATAAGATCCTATGCCAAAATATGCCAAAAAAAAGAACAAATTAGCTTCAAACAAACCAAAATTTAGCAAAGAAGATTTTATAGTTTGGTTATCATTACCAAAACCTTTGAAAAAACCACAAACTCAAGGAGAGATTGCAGAAAAATACGGAATAGCCCAATCTACTTTAAGTCGTTGGAAAAGAGATAATGCCCTTTGGGAAGAAGTAAAAAAACTTAGAGAATATAGATTAAGAGAAAAAGCTCCAAATGTTGATCAAGCATTTTATCAGAGGTTATTAAAAGGAATAGCCACAGCCCAAGACTACAAACTATTTTATCAAAGATTTGAAGGATGGAGCGAGAAGCAAATTTTAGAACATGAAGTGGGAGATTCTTTATCAGAGCTTCTGCTTCAAATACAAAATGAGAAACAACCACTTGTCAAAAAAGGAAGTAGTCGTCCATTCCGGGAAAATTACCCTACAGGAACTAAAGGAGAAGATAAAGGACAGGGAATGGAGACTTAATAATTTATATTGGATAAAAGACGATCAAGGAAATAGAATTCCTTTTAGATTAAACTGGGCTCAAAAAATATTATTAGACAATTTATGGTTTCTTAATGTAATTTTAAAAGTCCGGCAGTTGGGCGTAACAACTTTCATTTGCCTATTATATACAGACGACGTTCTTTTTAATGGATATGACGCGGGTCTAATTGCTCATACTTTACAAGACGCAACAAAAATTTTTGATACTAAAATAAATTATGCTTGGGAAAACCTGCCCCCCGCAATAAAGAATCGGTTCATCGTAGACACCGAAACAAAAAGAGAATTAAAATTTAAATTAAAAAACAGCAAAATAGAATCTTCAATTTATGTAGGAACTTCTTTGAGGTCCGGAACAGTACAACGATTACATATTAGTGAGTTGGGAACAATAGATCAACGATATCCTCAAAAAGCGGAAGAAATAAAATCAGGAGCACTCAACACAGTTCACGCTGGACAGATAATTACAATCGAATCTACGGCCAAAGGGCAATCAGGAGTTTTCTATGATATTTGTAAAAGGGCAATGGAGAATGAAAAAAGCGGCAAGGACTTGACACCGATGGACTGGAAATTTTTCTTCCTTCCATGGTGGAGGCATCCCCAATACTGCTTAAAAGGAGATATAATTCTACCAACAGAAATTCAGGATTATTTCAAAGAATTAGAAGAAAGACATGGCATCTATCTGAGCCAAGAACAAAAGAATTGGTATTACAAAAAGAAGCAGACGCAGAAAGAATCAATGAAAAGCGAATATCCCAGCACGCCAGAAGAAGCATTCTTCTTGAATATAGAAGGATCATACTTCGGAAAACAGATGGATAGAGTTCTTAGTGAAAAAAGAATCACAAAAGTGCCTTGGGAACCAACTCTGCCCGTCCACACAGCTTGGGATTTAGGATTAGAAAAAAGCAAGAAAGATTCAATGTCGATTGTTTTTTGGCAAGACTTGGGCTTGGAGATTAGAATAATAGATTTTTATGGGAACACTGGCGAAGGACTTCAACACTACATAAAAGTTTTGAGAGACAAGCCCTATACTTATGGCCGGCATTATGCTCCCCACGATATTGAAGTAAAAGAACTTGGCACGGGCAAAACAAGATACGAGATAGCTCAAAAATTAGGATTAAATTTTGAAATACTGCCGCGACTTCCATTCGCAGACGGAATAGAAACGGCAAGAAATATTTTAAATAAATGCTGGTTCGACGAAGAAAGAACCCAGCGATTAGTTAAAGCCCTGATGTCATTTAGAAAAGAATGGGATGATAAGCTTGGAAAATTTAAAGATACGCCATTAAAAGACTGGGCTTCAGATCCGGCAGATGCATTTAGAATGATGGCAATAGCCCACCAAGATCACAGGAAGTTAGGAGAATACGACCCAGAAGAAGAAGAATTAAGAAGAATAAAGGAAAGAGAAAAAGAATTAAGCAACTTTGACCCGTTAAATCCATTTGGATTATGAGTTTAGAGATCGTAAAAAGTATATTAGTGGCCAAAGAGCCAGAAGACCAAACCCCAATTCCAGAATACACAGACGAAGAAAGGGATTATTTGAGGAATCTTCAAAAAAGGTTGGAGACGGCGGCCACGCAAAGAAATCAAACCCATGAGGAGTTTGATAATTTAGATTATATATCTTATTGGTGGGCTTGCGAGAGAGGAGCAAATACAACTATAAAAGCAGCCAAAGAAAAGGGAGAACCAGATTTTAGATCAGGCACAATTAGAACAAAACTATTTGCCTTTTTATCGGCTTTTCAAAGTTTAAATCTTGGGCCAGACATTGTAGCTTTTGACAAAAGAAATATCCCAGTCCAGAAATTGGGAGACGGAATGGAAACAATACTTTGGAAAACAAAAGAAAACGAAAACGACGAAGAATGGAAAATGATAAGGCAATACGAACTTTTAAAACACGGCTATGTATTTGTAGAAGAAGTATGGGAAGAAAAGTATAAAATAATAAAGAATATTAAAAAGGGTTTCTTCGGCCAGAAAAAAGGAGTGAAATGGGAAACGAAAATTCTCAAAGGAATGGGAAACCCGAAAAGAACAATTATCCCGGGGCCAGCAGTTTATTTGGGAGATTTAACCAAATACCTAATCGAGGATCAACCTTATATTTTCACAGTAGAAATAAAGGATTATGAAGAAGCAAAGAAAATCTATGGCGATTGGGAGATGTGGACATACGTCTCCAAAAAGAAAAGATCCTTTTCAGGAGAAAAAGGCGATCGAATGGTCAAAAACGCATGGAGATTAACTCAGGAAGCAAAAGAAAACAAGTGCGAAATCATAAAATATCAAGACAAGCCCAATAACGAATATCAGATCATTATAAACGGAGTTCCGATGTTGCCGATTGGCTATCCATTTCCATGGGGACACGGAGAATATTCCATAGTACAACAAAACCTTGAACCGATTAGAGCAGACTTTGCTTATGGAAAATCATTTGTGTTTAAAAACAAAAACATCGTGGCTATTTTAGACACGATGATGAAGCTTGGAGTATTAAAAACTTATAAATCATTTTTGCCGCCATTACTTAATTTGAGCGACAGGGTCATATCTAAAAAAGTTTTGATGCCGGCTCAAATCACTAGAGGCATACCAAAAGGATCACTAGTCCCAGTTACTGATTATACGGATCAAGGGATGAACAATTCAGAACTTAATATGGTAGAACTGGTAAAAAGGTATATTGATGAAAATACAGTATCACCGACCTTTACAGGAACAAAAGAAGCCGGAGGAGAGGTTACAGCGACGCAAATCATTCAGCTTCAGAGACAAGCAAGGATGATGATGGCTTTATTCCTTCTGGCAGTTAGTTTATTAGAAAAGAAATTAGACATGAAAAGATTGATGATTTTACTTGAGAAATGGTTTGATCCAGTAGATGAAGTTTTAGACGAGGCAAGGCAGGAATTAGTAAATGTTTATAGGGTAATCAGCAAAGAGAAAGTAATTGGAAAAGAAGGAACTGGGGTAGAATTAGTAATTCCAGTAGAGCCATTGCCAAGCGCAGAACAACTAAAAGAAGTAGAAGATAATCTTAAAGAGGAGATTGGTCGACCAGTTAGAATTATTGCTATCAGCCCCAAAGAAATAAAGAAAGCAAAATACACTTGGACAATTATCACCAAAGCCAAAGAAAAGAAGACTAGCGAATACTCAAAGATATTATTCGGGGCCATGGTCCAAGATGCTCTTGCCTTAGGATTAAGACTAAAGACAGATTGGGTCGAAGAAAAATTTGCTGAAGTATGGGAAGAAGATCCGAATAAGCTTTTCGAAAGAGGACCAGCGCCTCCTCCAGTTGCAACCCCAGCAACAGAATTTAAAGCACCAACTCCGGTCCCTGTCGGGCTAAAAATACCACCAGCAGTGGAAGGTGGTGGGATAAAGCCACCAGTGCCGGAGGCGGCAGTATAAAATGAAAGAAGAATTAAAAAATTCAGCTGCTTTATTGCGGCATCAATTAGCTTCGATAGACATTTCAGATTTAATAAGAGCAAAGAAATTTTATGAAGAAATGGACGAGGAAACAAGCAAAGACTTGGCCTCACAGTGCGAAACTTTTTATAAGCAATATTTCAAACCAAAACTTCTTTATATGCAGTTGCTTCAACAAGAATTTATAGCCAAAGAAGCAATAAGCGATTTGCAATTACAATTCGGGAGAGGAACATTTAATGGTTTGCAATTAGTAAAGGAGTGGTTAGAATTGCAGGTCGGAAAATCCTTGTCGAGATTTGATAAAACGCAGATCGACCTGCAAGAAGAATTCGGCAAGGTGTAAAGGTCGACCCCCCGGATCGCTCACCGGAGTTAAAAAATGAGTTGTTAAGTCGAAAATTAATTGGCTTAAAATAATAAACTAAAAATTAAAAACTAAATATGGGAGAATTTTATGACGAAAACGGCAATCCAGTCGAAGCTTATACGCCTGAAGAAGTAGAAGAAAAAGTATCGGAACTCAAAGAAGAAATCAAAGAGGAGGTATTAAGCGAGCAGGAAGAAAAGGTTGAAGAATTAAAATCACAAATAGAAGAAAAAGACAAGCTAATTAAGACCTTAGAAGAAGATATAGAGAAAGCGGCTGATAAAAACCATAACTTTAAAAGCTTGAGAGAGAAGCTGGAAAAGACAGAAGAAGAGAAAAAAGAATTAGAAGAAAAATTGTCTGGGGTAGAAAAAACCATTGATGAAAAAGTAAAGGGCTTAAAGGAAGAATTAACCCAGAAAGAGATTGATGAAAAGGTTAAAAAATTAGCTGGCGGAGATGAAGAACTGGAAAAGAAAATCAAATTTCACCTTCAGAACTTCAAAGAGCCAGCAGAAGAAGATCCGACCAAGAGACGAGAGCAGATAGAAAAACAGATTGAAAATGCCTTCATCTTAGCTAGTGGCGGAAAGAAGTCAACCGATATTTTGAGCAAAGAAGGCGTAGCAGGAACATCGGGTGGATTTGTGCCTAAATCTCCATCTTCAACTGGCTCGGTAAAAGACGTAAGCGAAGAAGCCAAAGAGTTGGCTAAAAAGCATTTAGGTCTAACAGATGAAGATTTTCAGGCAGCCGAGAACGCCCTATCTCCCTAATCAATCATGACAAAAAAAGAAAAAGAGAAGATTAAAGGCAAAGTCATCAAAGAAGTAGATTTCGGTGAACCAGAAGGATTGCCCAGCGAAAAGAAAGAAGATGATGGAATGATTAAAATTTCAAAGGAAGCACTGGTAGAACTTAAAAGCGTAGTAGATCAATTAAAAAAAGACAATGAGTTGCTCTTTCAGATAGCCGATAAAAGACAAATGGCGAGACTTCAGGCCCAGAGAAGGGCAAAAATGCCAGACTATATTAACCTTCGACAGCTAAACGGAAAAATAGTAGTCGGCTGGGCAATGAGCGAAGACAAAGTAGAATACGACAGCGCAAGAAAGGTTTGGTTAGAAAGCCAGAAAGTATTAGTTATCTACGAAGATGGCACAAAAGAAGAAATGTATTTGAGAGAGTTTGAATTGAAGCACACGAAAGTTCGATGCCAAAAGATTGGGGAGGTAATAGATAACAGCGGAAGAAAAGCATTTAAACTGGTAAGACTAGACAACGGAAAAGAATATACCATTGACGAGACATTCGTTAATTAATTGGACTGGGGGATCGATTATCCTTGGCGGTCCCCCACCCAAAACCTTAATTAATTAATTAATTATGCCATTCAGCAAAGAACAAAAAGTAGCAGCTTGTATTGCTTATAACGCCAAGAAGGGCAAAATCCCAAAGTCAAAGCTTAAAGGAACATCATTGGAGATGTTTAAAACTATGAGCTTGGCTCAATTAGAGGATTTTTGTAAGGGCAAAATCAAGCAAGCAAGCTAAAATATCATGGATTACAAGAACTTTATTGGAAAGTATATAGGCCCTAAAAAAATAAAGGACATAGTTTTGCTTAAAAATGAAAAAACATATTTAGAGAAAAACAAAGTAAAGGTTATTTTTGACGACGATAAAACTTATGTCTATCCGGAAGAAGCACTAAAAGACATCGTGACCGAAAATGAACAAGACGCTTCAGAACTTAGAGAATTAAGAACAAAAGCGGTCGTAGAGAAAATTCTAACTATTTTAGTAGATTCAGAATTAACATTGCCAGAAATAAATTATGCGATTGGTCCTAAGTTAACCGCTTCAATACAAGACGCCCAGAAAAGAGCAAATAAAATCTTATTAGGCAAAGAGGAATACGAAGTTAACTTGATGGACATAGAGAAGATATTAAGAAGTGCTAATAAAACAATGAAGAAAAAACATGGAAATAAAGCCAAAACACAATAGAAAAATCATTCAATTAAAAAAAGAAGAAGCTTATCAAATAAAGAAAGGGTTATTCGGCAAGACCAAAAAAAGAATCATAAAAGATAAAAAAGGAAATGTTCAATACTTCAGACATGATTTTACTGGCCTGATGTTGTTATTAGATAGATTTAGATCGGCTTTACACGACATAAACGATTTAAAAACATGGGTAAAAGTGAAAAACAGATTAAGAAAAGCGTACTTTGAGGAAAAGAACGAATTAGAGTTGACTTCAGATGAGGTAAATTTTCTAAAAGATTATTTAGAAAACTTCCAAAAAAGAGATGGAAAAGATGTAAATCTACAAGAGTTTGAAAGCAAAACTTTAATTGGAGTTTTAGAACAATTAAAAGCGGAGTAGTGAAATGGAATCACGACTGGCTCATAACCAGTAGAATGCGGGTTCGAATCCCGCCTCCGCAATGCGAGGAGGTCGCCCTGCGTAAGTGGAGCGAGACACCAACGTCAGAGAAGACGTAAATCACGGTGTGGCTCTTTAAGAGGAAATGGTCGTAAGTACTCTGAGCCTTATAATTAAGTATAACTTAATTAAAATGGCACAGAATTCTTTTAGGCCTTATAGAGGAAAATGGATATTGAAGGAGCATGTTTTAAAAGCTAGTGCAGGAGCGGTAGAAAAGGGAGACATGATTATGGTTACCAGTGGTGGGGTTACTGTTGAACTTGCAACCAGTGCAGCAACTGCCTTAATTGGTATTGCTGCCGAAGATCTTGACAACAGCACCGCTACTCAAACCATTCGTGTCTGGGAACCGGCCGAGAGACGAGCTGAATTAATCGGTAAAGTTACCGATGGTGCCATTGCCGCTGGTTACACAGATTCTGGGCGAACTTGTGACCTTGAAGATCACGAGGGAGCTGATACCGACACAGACACTCATCACCACTTGATTATTGTCAAAGGGACAGTAGCAAGCACTGATGGGTCAAGCACTGCCGGTGAAGCTATTTTTAGAATCGCACAGGATCTCGAGAACCTAAATGCATTCTAATCTGACTTATGGCTGAATTAAGTACAGTTTCATTTGGCGATTTCGTCAAACTGGCAACGGTTATCTGGTTTAAAGGTGTTCAATCTGTAAAGAATTACATGATTGATTCTGGGATGGTCAAAGTAATGAGAATTCCAGAAAACACTGGCAATACCAGAGAGTTTTCAGAAATTGAAACAAACGAGTATTTGACTTATAAGGCAGAAGGAGATCAGGCGGCACGCGGACAAATTCAGCAAGGATACAGCAAGACGATGACAAAATATCGTGTTGCTGAGAATATCGGTATCACCTACGAGATGAGAAAAGAGAACAAATATCCTCAGGTAGTGAACGCTTTGCTATCTGGTGGAAAGAAAGGTTGGAAAACAATCGATCTTGATCTATCTCATCGATTAGGATTCGGTACCGCTACCAGTTATACCGACCGCGACGGTAGAACAATCGATATCTCTACTGGAGATGGCTACGCATTGTTCTATTCGGCTCATACTCTGAAAGGTTCAAGCACCACCTACCGAAACAGGCTGGCTAATAACCCCAAACTCTCAAAGGGAGCTTTGGAATCAATGGAACGATTGGTCACAGAGGAAACCTATAACCACTTGGGAGAGAAAATGACTGTTAATTTTGACATTTTATGGACTACAGATGATCCCAATACTGTTAATACAGCAAGGGAATATCTGAAATCTACTGCCAGTCCTGAAGCAGGACACGCGGGAGTAGTGAACGTCTATAATGGCAAATACAAACACGTCATTCTTCCAAGAGTCGCTACCACTGCGGCCGGAGCACCAGATTCAGACAAGAGATATTATTGGGGTATTGCTTCTTCGGAGGCATCCTGCTTCTATTTGGGTTTGTGGGAAGAACCGCACCTGATTTCTCCAACTGCAGGCTCGAATGCTGAAGATATTCAAACCGACGATTGGGAGTTCAGAACTCGAGCTGGTTACGGAATTGTAATTCCGGGTGCTCGTTGGATAAAATTCAGTTCAGGAGACGGAACTGCCTAATTCTAAAAACAACTTATAGCGCGAATTACCTTGTAGGTGGTTTGAGGAGTACCACCTCGCAGAAACTCCTCCCTTTTGGCCCGGGTTCATTTCTTATGAATTTGGGCCAAAGGGCAGAGAAATTATAAAGGTCGACTCTGTCAAACCTAAGGATAATAAATTATAGTTTGTTTACGAGATTATAACTTGTTTTCTAAACGAGTTTAGGAGCGAGGAGGATCTCGAACAACAAATAATGACTTTGAATCAAAATTCAGGTTATGGACGAGCTATCTTCAACGCCATACACGCAGCAGTTGGCGCGCCTTTCGGGAATATCCATATTGTTATGAATTCCTCGGATTCAGATGAAAAGAATTACCAGCATTTGCAGGAACTTTTCATCAATGATTTTGAGGGAAACGTTAGGTTCTTTACAAGCTTGGCGGAAGCCTATAATGCTTGTGAGAGCAATAACAATGATGTGATTATTCTCGATGGAAATTCTACGCATACTCTGACTTCTATGTTAACAGTCGCTAAGAACAGAGTTCACTTTATTGGACTTGACTGGCTGTTAGGAATTCGCAGGAGATATGGGCAAAGCACCAAAATCAGCGCGACCATCACTTCAGGAGCAACTAACATCGCTACTATTAAAGTAACCGGTGTCAGATGTTCATTTAGAGGTATTAAGTTCATAAATAGCTCTACTGTAGATGAGGGTCTTTATTGTTTTGCTGATGGAGGTGAATTTACTTATGTAGAGAATTGCGAGATATATAAGTCAACTGATTTGGATCAGGCAGCAGCGGCAGAGCTTTTAGCCAATGGAGACGGTTCTTATTATAAGAATTGTTATATTGGTTCAACCGCAAACGCTGTTACTGCTAATGGAGCAAGGCCATGCGTATTAATGAGTAGAGAAACTATCACCGGAAAAGTGGCCCGAGATGTGACTTTTGAAGGATGTATTTTTGCACGAAAGTGTGGAGATACAGACAATAGGTTCATCTACGGAGCCAACGCTACCGACGTTGAGAGAATGTGTATTGTAAAGGATTGTATATTTGTGAACAGTATTGAAGCTTCACAAGATCCTGCACAAGCTATTGCATTCGGATCAGCACAAACTTCCGGAGCTATGCTTCTGAAGAACTGTGCAGCGGTGAAAGTTTCGAACATCTCTGCTACTACTGGCGTGTTCACTTCTGATCCACAGGCTAATGCGGCTGGAGGAGAAGCTGTTCAATATACCTAATGATTCTTCTTAAATATGCCAAGAAAAAAAGCAAAAAAATCAGAAGGACCAGTTTATACCGATATTGTTATTAATGTTCTCTCGAAAAAGGATGAGAATGGAAATGAGCTATTTGAGAAGATCTATAAAAATGGTAAAAAGACCGTAAAGAAGGAGATCGTTACAGAAAAGGACTTATAAGGTTTTATTCCTGATTAACTGAATCACTTCTGATGATACCAAGTTTATATGAATTCCTTGTAGGATTAATTAGGCACGCAAGCTGGTATGGGCAGGCCTAGGACTGCCCTGCCAGCGTAGCCGTAAAAACATGACTAAACAAGAAATTATAAATCAGCTTAAAAAACTTAAAATTGAATTTGATCAAAAAGAGCTTAAAGCAAAATTAGAATCTCGACTCAAGAGAGTCCTAAAAAAGGCAGAGAAAGAGAAAGAGGCAACTAAGAAAGAGAGAAAACCTAAACCTAAATTCGAGACCTATTACAATGGCAAATTGGTATTAAAAGAAGGAACTACTTCAAGTTTAGGCAATGATAAAGTGGTTTATCTGATTGATGGAACAGTCGAGATTTGCACGCTGGCTGAATACAAAGCCAGAACAGAGAAAAAAATAAAAAAATAACTAATTAAAAACCATGAGAGATGTTCAAGAATATACAATTTTAGATGCCAAGGCGGCTACTGGTGAGGGCAAATCAATTTATTGTGGCGATCACCGCCATGCCATAATTACAATTGATACGGATGGTGGCGGGAATGCCAACATGACTGTTAAAATTCAAGGATCGGACGGAAAATCGGTCGATGATCCTTATTCCGCCCCAGACTTTGGATCTGCCCAATCAGTAACAAATCAGTGGGATTACTTGCAGATAGTCGATCAGAATACCGGAGTAGCGATTGATGGAGATACGGGTTGGTCTGTTTCAGGAGCGGATGATCACCGAAGATTTGCCGTAAACGTAGACGGAGTAAAGTGGATTACAGCAAATGTGACAGCTCGCAGTGCCGGTGCGGTAACAGTAAGAATTACACTATTTAACGACTAAAGAGATATGAAGAAAGACACGGGGCCATATAGAAATGGAATAAGCCATCCAGATCTCTTGCAAAAGTTAAAGAGAAAGGGCTTTTATTCCGTTGTTAAAAACCTAAATAAAAAGGTCGGAATAATAAAGTAAAAATTAATTAAAATTATGAAAAAAGAAAAGTATATCATAATTGGTTTAATCGGAATAATTATAGCTGGGTTTTTAGCTATAGGAAATATTCCTCTTGGCGGAGAAGAAGATGATATAAGTTTTGGGGCCAGAGTAAGTCCTCTCTACTTGAGAAAAAGTGGTAGTTTAATTTATATCACTAATTCAAACTGGGACTTTTCAGTTGGTGGCACCGCTACTTCTTCTGCTGACTTTTATGTAGATACTTCTGGAAATAAAGTATGGCTAAATGGAGATTTAGAAATCAGTGGAAGTTGTATAGGATGTGGCGGGATTACTTCTAATTCAATTGATTTTGACGAAATAGTAGATAATGCCACATTAGACGCCGACTTTGCTATTGCTTCAGCTGGTTATAGCTGGGATTTCGGAAATACTTATATTACCCTAAATAAAGATTTTAGTGATTTTTCTGCTCTATACGAAATGGTAAATAAGGAGTATGTAGATACAGCAGTTACCGCACTCGGAGCTTCGTATTATATGACTGACGACGCTTCTGGGATTAGCGATTATAAGTTATGTTCGCTAACTCCAGCGAGTGCAAGCGAAAGCTATATTGAATCTCTTGACTTAACAAATGATGAATATATAGGCGGTTGGATTTCTGCTTCAGGTGAGACACCAGCTAAATTGCTAAAAGGAATTTATAACTGGTTTGTATTCGCCGAAAAAACAGACGGGAATAAAACCTTACGGCTTTATTGGAAACTTTTTGAAAGAAAAGCTGATACAAGCGAGGTTGAAATAGCAACCTCTTCCGATAGCAATGTAATAGACGGCAAATCCTCTTATATTATTCCATTGATATTAGCGAGCGATTATGAACCAGCTTCTGATTCAAGAATAGTTGGCAAGCTATACGCTGATGTTTCTGGGTCTGGAGGAGATCCAGATGTCAAGATTTATTACCTTGGGACTTCTGGTTCGCGCTGGGAAATACCAGCGAATACAGAAGTATTCCAAGGTTTTTTCGTTCCTTATAGCGGAGCAGTAAAGGATTTAGATTTAGGTTCTCATAGTTTGTCATTGGATGGAAACCTTGACGTGACAGCAACCGCTTCTTTTGGAGATGACGTGATAATTGGTGGCATAGCTTCAATAAGCAATGGGCTTTATTTTAGCACCAATGTTCAGGTAGCGGGGTCGGTATTGAGGATGAAAGGAACTAGTGCAAACGAAGATGTCCGTATTGCATTTTGGGATAGCTCAACAGATATTTCATCAAACGCATCTCTCGGCGATGCTCCCGTGGCAATTGATTATGATACGGGCGATGGTTGGGGATTTGGAGCACATAGTGGTATATTTTCAGTAAATGAAAATACAAATACAACAGCTAAAGCTGTTCTTATGTCGGCAAATAATGGAATGGCTCTCGGAGCTGATGGAACAAATGCCCGAGTATTTATTGGAAACGACGATTGGGATGCATTGTATGCTTATTTAAAAACAACCAATTTAACCGCTGATAGAACCTTTCAATTTCCTGATATTGATGGAACACTAGTTACAACCGCAGGAGCAGGTAGTGATATTGATTTGGGTTCTTATGATTTAACCCTAACTGGCGGATTGTTCGGAGCGACTGCTTCTATTTCTGGCAACCTTGACTTGTCAGGCAGATTTGTAGCCGATACAGCGGCAAGTCATAGCTTTGCTGGTGATTTAACTATTGGAGACGACTTAACCATAACTGGAAACTTATCTTGGGGTTCACTTGGAAGCACAATAGATATATCAGATGATACAAATCTAACAGGAGGTAGAAGTTTGACAATGAACGGGGATGCTATTGATGCCGACGCAGAGCTTTATACCGACACAAAATGTATCTGGTTTGAAGAGCCGACTGCCGATGATGACTTCAAGAGTATTTGGAGAAGCTCACAGGCAATAACCTTTACAAAGGTATGGGCAGAATCAGACCAGTCAGTCACCTTTAATTTACAGGAAGACGACGGAACTCCAGCCAACATATTGTCATCAAGTTTGAATCCAAACGCAGGAGAGGCATCAACAACTTCATTTGCCGACGCTTCATTTGCCGCAGACAGCGAACTTGACTTGGTGATAGATTCAGTTGCTAACACACCGACGTGGCTGTCTATTTGCTGGACATATACCAAAGACGATTAAACCTAAAAAACAAATATGAAGAAAATAATCATACCAATTATTATTTTATTGGCTATTGGAGCGATAGGTTGGTTTGTTATACCAAAAGAGCAATCAGTTGACGATGAGGTAGTATTTGATTCAACTCCTCAATATCCTTGGGAGGAGTATGTTGGAGTGGAAGATATTTCTAAACGAACTGCCTATACCAGAGATTATGCCCACCCAACCGATCCAAATAAAAGAGTAATGGTTCAAACCTTAAGTAATGAACCTTTAAATCCAGAAGAAGTAGTATTTGGTGACACCGATACCAGTTCTACGAATAATAAGGATGTCTATATTAGCGAGGCTAATCCTAATGGTAACTATTATGATGCTGGTGCAATTTTCTTAAAAGGTGATTATGGCGAGGCGGTTAGAACTTTAATACATTTTACTCTTCCTTCGGGAAGCGGGACGATTTCTGATGTAAAATTATATTTGTATATACAGAGCAAGGGCAATTATGCAGACCAACTTGTAGGAGAAATACACGAACTAAGTAGAACAAATTGGGTAGAAACTGAAGTGACTTGGAATGAATATAGTTCTGGTAATTCTTGGACTTCAGCAGGAGGTGATTATGTGGCGACTATAATAGATAGCAATTCAGATTTAAATGTTGAGGATGTGTGGAGAAGTTGGGTTTTGATGGGAACTGGAGCAAGTAATCCTCTAACATTAGATTGGGAAGATGATGTTCACCTTCTTTTAAAAGACGATGGCGAGGATGATTCATCGGGTTCTTTTGTGTCAATAGATGATGAGGATTATGGTTCAAATAAACCCTACCTTGAGATTACTTATGAGCCAACAGCCGCCAGAAGAATAATAATAACTCAATAAATAATAAATATGCCAAGCTTTACATATACAGAATTTAAAGCAGAAGTAGAAGCTCAAATAAAAGGTGATTTAACTTCTGCTAATATGAGAGTGCTTCTAAATAAGTCAGTTAGAGAAGTTGTAAGCAAAGTTGATCTTAGGAGTACTATTAGAAAATCGGCCCTAACACCGAATTTATTCGATGATATTTTTCAATATACCTGCCCCACCGATTTAAAAGGAAATGCGGTCATTGACGTTAAACCACAATCAGGAAATAGAAGCCGAACCGATATTTGGAGATTAGTTTCGCAAGAGGAATTTGACAGATATAAACAAGACCTCCGTCTTGATAAATGGGGAGATCCGATTACTCTAAATAGGTCAAGCTGGCAGGGAGAAAATTTAATATCGTTTCAGGAAGACGATATGGTGAGAAAACTTTTAATATCGAAAGTAGTAGATGACGATTCTTCGACTATTAGCACTTTAGATTCGTTAACTGCCGGTGGCGGAACTTGGGAGGCCTTCGGAGATGGAACTAATCTAACAAAAGATTCAGACAACTATATAAAAGGAAGTGCTTCAATCAATTGGGATATAGACGATAGCGGTGGAACAACCGCTGGAATTTATAACGATGATTTAGATGAGTTTGATATAACCGACTATAAGACAACGGGGTCGGTTTTTGTTTGGGCCTATATCTCAAGTGCAACCGACTTAACAAACTTTATTTTAAGAATAGGAAGCGATGCCAGTAATTATTACTCAATAACCATAACAACCAATAATGAAGGAAATTCTTTTGAGGATGGTTGGAATCTGCTTCGATTTGATTTTGTAAATAAATCTACTACCGGCACTCCAGACGATGATGCTTGTAAATATGTGGCTCTTTATATGACCAAAGATGCTGGCAAGACAGATGAAACCGATTATAGGTTCGACCACATAATATTAAAAAGAGGAAAGCACCACGACTTAATCTACTATTCGAAATATGGTTGGCAGAACAATTCCGGAACATGGATCGAAGATTCAACAGCAGACACAGATGTTTTGAACGCAGACACAGACGAATACCAACTCTTTATAGCCAGAGGAATCTATAACGTTTCTAAATTTTTGCCGGAATATAATGATGTGACGCTGGCTTTAAACGATTACAAAGAGGCAGAAGAAAAATACAAATTAGAGAATCCATCGCAAAGATTAACTCTTATTCAAAAATATTACGATTTATAAAATGCAATACGTTATTGACCACAAAGATTTTATAAAAGGATTGGCCCTTTCACGACAAACAGGAGGGTTTTGGGACGATATGAGAGGAATAGAGATATATGGAAAAGGAAATTGGGCTTCTTCAATTGGAATTCTGAAACCGGGATTTGAATTGACAGAATTATCGTTAGGAGACAATCCAACTTTAATAACTAAATGGGCAAAGTATGCTGGTAGTAGTTATCAATATAATTTTGGAGTCGGTGGAAGCAAAGCTTATAGAATAAAAAACCCGGGACTCTCTGTAACAGCCCTTGATACTGAACAGGATGCAGACCATGGAATAGAAAGATGTGTAATAAATGGAGCAGACTATATTTATGTAGCCACAGCGCTTAAATTGGGAAGGATAAAAACATTAGAAGGAACAATGGCATGGGAGAATAATAGTGGCTCCTATTACGGAACCTTTAATCATGGTGGGAAGCATCCAGCTCATACTATGTATGATATAACTTGGTGGGGAGATGGAAACGAGATAGCTAAGTTAGAAGCTGACGGTACATTTACAACAAACGCACTAGATCTCCCAAAAGACTTTACAATAGTAGATATTTCAGAGTATGGACCATATTTAGCGATATTAGCTAATCGAGGAACATACCTCGCAACCCAAGAATCAAGAGTTTTCTTTTGGGATATGGCAAGTGCAACTTGGAATTTTGATAGAAAAATATCGAGAATAGTAACTCACCTAGATAATAACAAAGGAATCTTGAAAGCTTTTTCTCCGTTTGCAGATTTTACTATTTTCTATTATACGGGCAGTATATTTAGAAACATGATTCATAGAAGTGGAATAGATATTACATTTCCTAGCACCGACAATGATATTTTTGATTCAAATGGAGAGGCAACCTATTTTATTGGAAAAATTGGAGCATCTGGAAGTGAAAGTGGAGCCATCGATGTATATGAATATGGAAATAATTTTATAGAGCTTCCAAATGTTATAAATAAAAAAATAATGGTTTGCAAAGGAGAGAATTATACTCCGGCAAGTATTAGTACTTCTTATCGGGATTATATTTTAGTAGCATACAATGATGGAGATAATAAATTGGGAGCGTATTATTCGGGGAATCAGGCAGGTGCATGGGCCAACACAATAGATCTTGATAGTTACTTTGGAGGAATAGGAAGAAAAAAGGTTATCAATTGGATAAGAGTAGACTTTGAACCGTTGGAAAACGGAGACAAAATGACTTTAAAATTTGCCAAAGATTATTCGAGAAGTTTTTCTAATATTTGCAAAACAGCAGCTGGATCGGCGATTGACTATTCGGCTGATGGAGCAGTTGCCAGCAAGACATTTAATTCCAATTTACAAATAGGAAATTTTAGACAATTACAACTTCAGTTCTATTTTAATTCTGGTGAAGTAAGAATTCACCGGGTTATCATAGATTGGAAATATGCAGATACTACAGCACGATAAAACTTGCCCAAAATGTAAAAGGCAAAAATTAAAAATAATAGACAAAGAAAACTGGTACGAAGAAAAATGTCAGTACTGTGGATTTGGAATAGGAAAACCCCAGAGTAAAAAGGGAGAAATGAAAGAATTTGTAAAAGAAAAAATGAAAATAGAAGAAAAAAGATTTAGAGAAAGAATTCGACCTACTATTCCTAAAATAGAAAAAATATGATAGAAGACAACGAACAAACAAAAGACAAAGAAATAGAAATACCAATCGAAGAGGGTGGTGCTAAGATCGAGATGGGACATTTTCATAAAGGTGGGCCAGATGATCAACCACGAATTGATCATAGAGATTTGACATTCAAAGATGCAGATGATCACCCACAATACGTTAAAGCCGATGGAACGCGTGCTTATACGGGAACAGGAGATGGATTTAAAGACGAAGATGACATGGCCTCTAATTCGCCAACAGCTGCTGCAAGCCAGCAGTCGATTAAGGCCTATGTAGATAATGCAATAGGTAGTTTAGATCTGAATCCTTCATTGGCAGTAGTTTCTGATAATTTACAATTAAGCGATGACGATGCTGAAGAAAGTGACGTTGAATCGTGGACAGAAAAAAAAGCACTTACAATTGAGAATGGTGGATATGTCAGGGTAAAATTTGATATGCGGAGAACCACAAACCCATACGGAACTCAAAAGGGAAGAATTTACATAAACGATGTTGCTGTTGGAACTATACAGGAAACCACAAGTGAGAATTGGACAACCTATGCGGAAGATTTTGAGGTAGAAGAAAACGATGAAATAGAATTATATGTTTTAGCCGCAAGTCCCGGCAGAGTAGAGGTTAGAAATTTTAGAATATATTTTGATAAGAACACCAAGAAATACGTTGATGATGAAGATGATGCCGGGAAAACCTACACGGATCAACAAGTTCAAAAAGCTGTTAAATTAACTCCCTCCGATAATTTACAGGCAAGTGCGGTAAATGTAAGAAATGGAACTAATTCAGGTTATCACAAAGAAAAAGAAATTGAGGTTAAACATTGGGGAAAGATAAGAGTAAAGTTTGATATTAAATCAGAAGCAGGAGGAACTGCTTATGGAAGGATTTACGTTAATGGAGTGGCAGTAGGAACAGAAAGAACAACTACGGAAACAACTTATCAAACTTATAGTGAAGATATTGCTGTTGAGCACGGAGATTTAGTTCAATTATATATGAAGATAATTGGGGGTGGAGGAGAGAATTGGTATGCCAGAAATTTCAGATTATATTGGGATAAAACCCTTGAGGATGCTGACTATAGTATTAATTTAAACTAAATAATTAACTAACTAAAAAACAATATGCCATCACCAATCGAATCAATCAGAAAAGTTTTTGGGCCTACATGGCAACCAGCACCTGCTTTTAAGAAATTACAAAGCAAGGGAATTTATGGTGCAGTAAGAGTTAAAGGAACGCCCATGGTTTATACTATTGGACCGGGCGGTGGACCAATTAGCGAGGCAGAAGCCAAAAAAAGAGGATATAAAAGTGCTCCAGAATATTATAAAAGCATATTCGGAACTCTTGAACAAAGAGGAATCGTGGGAGAAGTAACTCCAGAACAGGCTTGGTTGCTTGGTATTCGGGGCCCAGAGGCAAAACAACCGCTTCCACGTGGTTTGGATCAAATAACCAAGAAAGACGAAGCTGTGGTCACCACAGAAGGCGTCAGAGAGGATAAAGAAGAAGAAGAGATTAAAGATCAGGAAGAAGCTCAAAAAGATCAACAAACCATAGATAAGTTGTCAAGAAAGAAACAAATAGAACAACTAAAGCAAGATTTAAGAGAATTTGGCATAGAAATCCCAGAAGATGATGAGACTGTGGCCAAGCCAGCTTTGCCTAAATTTGAATCGGTGGCAAAGTCCTTATTATCAAAATATGGAATAAATAAATTACAAAGCGATATAAATGCAATCTCCAAACAAGAAAGAGAATTGGAAGAAAGCTTCAAAAGAGGAATAGAAAAATCAGAAGCTCGATTAGCTCCTATGGGAGTATTAAGCAGCGAACAAAGAGAAATAGAAAAACAATACAGACAAAAAGCGGCAGAATTAAGATTACAAAAACAAACCTTAATAGACGAATACAATACAAAAATATCTTTGGTTAATACGTTGATGGAATATAAAGCATTAGACTATCAGGCCGCCGTAGATGATTATAATACAAGCTATAATCGAGCAATTAATTTAATCAATTACTTAGAGAAAAAAGAAGCAGCAGAAAAAGAAGATGAAGAAGCAATCAAAGATTCGGCAAGAGCAGATCTTCAAGTTATTCTTGACATGATGAATGAAACAAATAAAAAATGGGAAGACTTGGAACCAGAAATGCAGGCACAAATTAAAGCCCTTGAATTAAAAGGTGGATTACCGCAGGGATTAACACAATCACTTTATGAAAACATTAATCCTGAAAAAGAAATGGCTTTTCATGTAGTTTCAGAAGATAAAAGCCAAGCGTCTATAATTTACAAAGATGGCACCGTAGAAACTTTTAGTACTGGAATTGCAGCAACTGGTGGAGTTGGCGGATATTGGGGTATAGCAGAACAAGTAGTTAGAGAAATGCCAACAGCTACCTTTGAGGAATTATTAGAAGAAATTAGAAAGAGAACAAATGGAAAATTATCACAGACTGATATTAAAACATTTTTACAAAATCGAGGATATAAACCGGGAATAGAAAAAGAAATAAAATTAGACGACGATGACATGAGAAGTATTGTTTTTTCTACAATTTTAGAAGAACCCGGTAAAGAAGAAGAATTAATTAGAGAATTAGAAAATACTGGTCTTCAAGTTGAAGATAAGGACACTGGGGAAGTAACGACATATCAAGTAACTACTAGTCAAATCAATAGAATGTTGGAAATTTTAAGGGAAGATAGAACAGCGAAAGACTTAAGAGAAAATCCAGACAAATACATACTAGAAGAAGATGGTATTTATAAAAAGAGATGGCTAGGAGAGCCAAAGAAAATATATAGCTTTTAATCTTGATGATAAAATTTGAGAATGGAAAACTGGTTTTAGTTAAAAAAATTGTAGAACCAAAACCTTTTACTAAGATATCAAAAAAGGGAGATTTTATATTCCCAAAACCAGTTCCTACAAGGCAGTATAGAGTTCCTATTGGGCCCCAACCAAAAGAAAAAGCATTAACCTACGAAACAAAAAAATACTTTGCAGTAGCAGAAGTTCCAAACAAAGAGCCGGTTGGAGACTGGCTGCAACTGACAGAAAAACCTTTGATAGATATGAAAAAGAAATACGGAGTAGATAAAAGCTTAACGTTAGATCAGATTAAAGCAGATCCTCAATTATATGAACAGGTAGCAAATATTTTTGTGAATAAATACTTAGAGGATTGTGGACTAAAAACTTGGAAAGATAAAGCGATTTGGTCTTGGAGGCCAAACTGGTATAAAAAATATGGCGGAGATATAAATAAAGTTCCGAATGTTCTGGTAGAGGTTGCAAAGGGACAATGGAGAAGGGCAAGAGATGTATTAAGGCAAAGAAAAAGAAGGGTAGAGGAATACGAAAGACAGTTAACAATACCGAAGCCCTCTGTTTTAAGTTTAAGAAAAGAAAAACCTAAAGAAATGAAGGGAGCAGAACGAATAATACCCCCCCAGAAATATAATGTTGTGCTAACAGATGATTTAAAGGGATTAAAAGTAGTAGAAACAAATGAAATTATTCCAAGAGAAGAATTGAGTCCGGAAGCACATGAAATATATCGTGAATTATTAAAACGAGAGGCAGGTAGAAAAACTCCATTAGAAAAAAGATTAGAGGCACTAGATGTTGAGAAAAATGTTCCCTTAACCTTAACAGAGAAATTACTTGGGCCTTTTATAAGAACAATCTACCCGACTAGAATTCCTTTAGCAATTGCTGAAAAAATAGCAGGAAAAAAATTAGCAGTTACTTATAAAGAATTGTCGCAAAAATCTCCAGTCTCTACTGCGATTAGCGGGATATTGGGAGATTTATATAATTTAGTAGCACTAGGAAGAATTTTTGGGCCTCTTCAATACATAGTCAAGCTTCCGCGAGATATTGGATTTGCTTGGCCTTATTTAAATAGATTAATTCCGGAAGCGATTCGGTTAGCAGCAACTTTTGGGACTAAAGGTCTTTTAGATGAAACTATCACCCAATTTCAAAGTGGAAAATTTGATCCAGAAAGATTAGCAACCGAAACAGGAAAAGAGGCAGTTTTTGGATCATTGCTAGCGGGAACGGGGGTAATTAAACCTACAGTTCCTAGAATTTTAGCAACTGGTGGAATGTTCGGCGGATGGACAACCTTGGCTAAGTATATTAAAAATGGAAAAATAGATAAAAAAGATTTGTTAGATATTGGCTCCAATATTCTATTGGGTATTATGTTTGAAACGATTAATGCAAGAGGAGTTACAGCAAGGTTAAAGCAGACTGATTTCGACAGTTTTCTAAGAAATGAAATGATTTCGAGGCTAGTAATGCGGGGAGCATCAGAAAAAGAAGCAATTCAGATAGTAAAGACTATAGAATATCTTGGTGGATTAAAAAGAGAAATTCCGGGGATAGAGCAAAGGATACCAAGAAAATTTAAAGATATTGGATTATTATCAAAAGAAGAACAGTATAAAATAGCAGATCAGTTGGCAAAGGACATAAAAGAATCAGTTGTAAAAGAGGGAAAAAGACCATCAGAAGCTATTTCAGAAGCATTAGAAAAACGTGGATTTTATAAAATAGAAATAGAAAAACCCCGGGTGACAGAATTAAAAAAGGCTGGACCTGTTTTTAAAATAAAAAAAATAACTCCCATAACAGAAAAAGAAACTAAAGTTAGAGATATAAAGAAAGTAGTTCTTGAATACATGGGACACATTGAACCAACAGAAGAAGATATTAAAGCTTTTGAAGAAATGTATGGGCATTTAGAAAGACCGGAAATAACAGACATTTTAAGAAGAAGCGAGCGAAAAGATTTAATTCCTTATATCAAAGAAATGAAAAAGATTAAAATTCCGAGAAAGCAAGTAACACTAACAAAAGTAATGGACGAGATATATGAGAAACTTAAAGAAGAAAAAGGCGAAGTATATATCAAAGATGAAATAGAAGAATTCAATAGCAGAAACTATACAATAGGAAATTTTCTAAAAATGCTTCCTCCGGAGTTTAAGGAGATTGCTGATACAAAAGTTAAATTAGGAGAAAGTGGACGGTATGAGATACATAAAAATACTATTTATTTGCCGGCAGTAGAGGCGAGGTATGCAGATAAAACACTAATTCACGAAGCTCAACATGCCCTAGAAACAGTTAGAGGAGAATACACAAGAGAAGTACATCCGATGAGAAGAACTTTAATTGAGATGATTAGAAAAACACCTTGGACCTTTACTAGAGAAGAAATCATAAAAAAAGTAGAGGGATACACAAGACTACCCGAACCTCATAAATTTACTAAAAAAGAAGCAGAGGAATTAATTGAAAGAGCCATAAGGGTTTGGGAAAAAGAAATGGAAGAAGTAAAAACAATGAGAAGAAGATGGCGAGCACTGGATCGGGAACAAAAAAAGATTTATAGAGAGGAAATGAAACGAAGACGAGAGATGGGTTTTTATGGCAAAAAAGAAGAATTAGAAGCCATAGAATTGGCCGAAAAGAGAAAGAAGCCAAAGGAATATAAATACAAAGTGGCTATACCAAAAGGATTGCCTGCATTTAAAGGAGCTAAAAAGTTAACAACAAAAGTATTAGAAGAACTAAAAGGAAAGACAATAGTATCAAAACGATTTATTTTTGATCAATTAAATCGAGAAGGGATCAAGCAGGCAGAAAAGGATATCATAATCAGATTATTACAAGAATATCCAGAAGGGAAGAAAGTGCCAGTGAAAGAATTTGCCGAGAAGGTTGAAATGGAATTATTACCTTTAAAAGTAGGAGACGCAGGAATGGAAGTACATGGCCTTCCGGGAAAAATAGAATATAGGTACCCTACTTATGTATTACCAGAAGAAAAGAGAGGAATGGAGGAATATAATTATCTTATTGTCTATCGAGAAATTATTTATCAAAGCCCAATCAAAAATAATGCTTCTGAAATTCATTGGATGGGTGATTTCCCTAACTATTTTGCTCACGTAAGATATGAGAACATAGCTCCAGCAAATATCCGTCGAATACTAGAGATTCAATCTGACCTATTTCAAAAAGGAAGAATAGAAAGAGAATTAGAAATAATGAGACAATTCAAAACTGGAACAGAAGTAATATATAAAGGGAAAAAAACAACAGTTAGAGGAGCTCCATATAAGGGCAAGGTTTATTTAACAGGATACAAAAAAGCAATTCCAGTTGAAAAAGTAGAAACCATAAAAGAATATATCGATAAACTCCAACCCTACCGTAATACTTGGCATGAACGAATAATTCGTGAAGAAATAAGGCGTGCAGCAGAAGAAGGATTTAAAAAACTAAGATTTCCTACTGGAGAAACGGCAATGATAATCGAGGGACTGGGAGAACCTCAAAGATGGCTATTTGCAAGACCCGTAACAGTAGAAGGAGTGGAGACAAAAGAAATGAGACCATTAAAAGAAAGAGACCTTAAAGTTGGATTGGAAGTTACTCAAGATGAATTATATGAAGATATGTGGATAGTCACCGATGTTCTCGGAGAAGGAAAATTTAAGGCAGTGCCGAAAGAGGCTATAAATAAATATAACGAAGAATACTGGGAAGATTACTTAATATACAAAGAAAGCAAAAAAGAGTTTGTTGAGAATTGGATGGATGCAGGACTTAGTCGTTCAGAAGCAGAAGGAAGATTAAAAGAAGTTTTGGAAGTTGTCAATAATGAAATATTAAATAGGGCAGAAACCTTTGACATCTCCGGCAAAATAGACACCTCAAACCCAATCTACCGTTTCTACGAATCAGAAGTTCAGAAATATCTTAAAAAGATAAAACCAGAAATGAAACGAATTAAGGACAAACAAGGAGTGGAATGGTTTGAAATACCAATTGAGTGGGAAGATAAAACAAAACCAATTTATGCGTTCAAAGCCGGCGATGTTGTAGCAGAGCCAGCTTATAACATTTCTATAAAAGAAGCCAAGAAAATCTGGAGTAAATTTTTCAATGAAAATGAAGTTAAGTTTATCGCTAAAAAACAATTACCACCGGATCCTCAAGGGAGAGTAGTATATGGCAGGTATGCAGACGCCTTGGTAGAAGTTGTAGAAAAGAACGGAAAGATTGATGACAAAGTTCTTTACCACGAAGCTTTTCACGCTTATGTAGATTTATTCGTAGACGAAAAGACCAAGAAAGAATTATTTACTGAATATTCAGAAGAAGAACTGGCAGATGGTTTTGCTGATTATGTTGCAACTAAAAAAGCCCCAACTACAAAAATTAAATCATTTTTCAAGAAATTATTAGCTTTTATTAAAAAATTAATATCCAAACAAAATAAAGTCGAAACATTATTTGACGATATTATTACAAGAAAAAGGGCAAGAAGGATAAAAAAACCAACCCCAATTGAAAGGTTTAAGGCAAAAAGAATAAGATCCTTGGATAAAATAATAGAAGAAGAAGCGAAATATTTGAAAGAAATAGAGCCAAAGCCAACAAGGGAAGAAATGATGATCAAGCAGCCAAAAGGAGTATTGGGAGAAAAGATTAAAGTCGCGAAAGAAGAATACAGAAGGATTTCGCCACATAGTTCTGGATATAGAAGATTTTATAAAAAACACAAAAGAGCTCCTAGATCATTAAATGATTGGAAAGAAATAGCTAGAGAAGAATTAGAAGCCGGAAGAAGCGAACTGGGATTAGCTGAAGAATACGCAGCAGCAGTAGAAAAAATAGAAGCAAAAAAACCGACAGAAGAAATAGATGTCGAGGCTATGTTCGAGGAATTAGAAAAAGCTGATTTAGAAAAAGCAGAAAAAGAAAGAATAGAAAGAGAGGCAAGGGCGGCCCTAATTTCTGAAAGAGAGAAAGAAGAATTCTTGGAAAGTTTATCAGAAGAATTACAGACAAAAATTAGATTAAATAGAAGACTTACGCCAAAAGAAGCTACGCGAGTAGGAAAAGCTTTAATAGAATTTATAAAAACTGGTGGAAAGAAAGAAAAAGTAATTGGAGTACCCGAATCAAAACTTTTAAAACTAAGACTAAGAGCCGAAGCAAGAGGAGCAAGGTGGGGACTAGAAGCGGCCAGAGAAAAAATAACAGCAATTAGAGAAGAATACAGAAAGAAGATAAAAGACTATGATAAAACCAGAGAAAGACTATATAAATACATTAAAAAGAACTTGCCACCTTCGGAAAGAGGAAAGGCACTGGCAAGATTAAAATCAGTAAAAACAGAAATAGGATTAAAAAGAGCAATTACTTATACGCAAAATGTTTTAGAAAGATATCTGGCCAAGAAAGAAATGAAGAAAATGATAAAAGAAATAAAGAAAATTCCTACTAGCGGAATGAGTTACGATTACAGAAAAAAAATTGAAGGAATTAAGGAAATGTTTGATCTTAAAAGAAGAACAGAAAGAACATTAAAAAGACGAGAAAAACTATTAGAATTTGTTTTAAGGGAAACAACTTTGCCGATGTCGAGAGAGGAATTTGAGACCGCGATGAAAGAAAAGAAAGAAGTCCCACTTTCAATTTCAACTCCAGTCCCGAGAGAACTAATCATGGAAGCACTTAGGAAACCTCTCAATCAATTAAATATTGAGGAAGTTCGGACATTGCATAAAACCTTGATGAACTTGGCTCACTTGGGAAGAACCAAGCATCGGCTTTTAAAGGTTTCAGAAAAAAGAGAAATAAAAAAACAACAAAAAGTTTTATTAGAATTGGCGGATAAGAATAAGAAAAAATTAGAAGAAATAGAAGAAAAGCTAAAAGGAATTAAATTAGCTAAAGAAAAAACTCGGTGGGGAAGAATTAAATATGGTATGAAGAAATATTACTGGAAGAATATTCGACCAGAAAGAATTTTAGAAAAGCTTGA